ATGGCTTTCAATAAACAAGTTGCCGATATGATAAAGAAAAAAGTGGAAAAGGGCGAAACAGGATTCTGTTTATCGCAATTCAACCAAATTGATGTTGCTAATACTGCGAATGCACTCGCAGAAGAATTAAATCTTGTTCACACGGATATTTATCCTGAGGTAAACGATGTTGTCAGTGTTCGATCGCATAAATCTCTTTAAATAAAGCACTAGTGATTTTTACAATCTAATGAATTCCATGATGATATGGGATTCATTTTTAAATATACTGACTTTTGTTTTTTTCAGACGTCTAGCCATTATTTGGTGTTGTATCTAGTCCTTTACCTAACGCTTATCCCAAAATAACCTTTCATTATCGAACCCAATCTCAATTTTCAAAATACCATGCTAAAAAAAAGAGCAAACTCAACGTGAGCTTGCTCTTAATTTATCTGGATAATATTAAGGGTATTAATTACTTAACGGCTACTATATAAGTATGTTTGAAACCGTTTCAACACTGTTGTACAGGCATTGTTAATAAACACATTGCTTCATAATCAGCTAGATATTTGTTGCTGTTTCCCCAAATTTTCCCCAAATAAAAAAGCCAACCAGAACTTAATCCAGTTGGCTTTTTTGTTTGTTTAATTTTGTAAGGAATTAACCTTTTGCTCGTTCATCAGCCTTAGTCAATTCACTTTGCTGTTGAGCAGTTTGTTCTTGTGTCTTGGCTTGTTCCTCTGTAATTTGAGGATAAGTCTGATCTAACTCATTAATCAATAGAGCATATTCTTTTTCGACTGCATTCTTGATTAATGTTTCATCTGCATCAGAAAACCCTAAAGCAGTTAATGATTTAGTAACAATTTTAACTGCGCCAGACTTCTTAGCTTCACCTTCCAGAAACTCCGTGACACCTAATTTCTGCATAGCCACTACGGCATCTTTTGCTAACGGAGATAACACTTGAATCAGGTTAACAACCTGTTTGTTTCCTAAAATCACCTTGCTGACGTATGCACCAATAATAGGAATAGCTGCAATAGCGATCGTTGTAATTAATTTAGTGATTGTATTTGTGTCCATGTGTTCTCCTTATTTGATTGTGGCAAACGACTTCATCATTGAGACTGGCTCATTCCCAATCTCTACGTTTACTGTGGTTGCTGTTTGGCTAATAACTTTGTACTTACCGTTCAAAGTAAAGTATTCCATACGTCCGTTGTTACCTTGAATATATTGATTACTCAACTTGTTGCCGTATTTATCAGTCAAAGTCATGGCTGAAATAGGAATATAGTTGTTGTAATCAATAGGCTTGATACTCATATCAATGTTGACACCGTACATTTTGTTATTGTACTTAGTCCAGTAATCAGCCACATAGACACCACTAAAGGTTGCATAGCGTGTCTTAGTTGGTGTACTTGGTGTGTTCGTTGACCGTGATGGCTTTGAAGCTGTTTGCTCGGCTGGCTTATCATTATCCAATGAACCAACTACCATAACGTTGCCATCAACACCGTAGTGATTATCTGCATACTGCCAAATCTTCACGTTAGAATAATTCGGGAAGTATTGCATAGGTGGTGTTGCTTGATGTGCTGTTGTCAAGTACCATGCTAACCACAAAGCGTTTGGATAACGTGCATTAATACGGCTCAAATCAACGTATGAGTTGACGTAGCTTGTATAGCTATAAAACATTGGCTTATAACCAGCAGCGTAAATCTGATCCATGAATGCTAGAATAGCCGTTGTGTTATTGGACTTGTTAGCGCCTGCCCCTGCTTCATAATCCAGTGCTATGTAACTGCCCTTAGCTAATCCTGCGTTCTGTGCGTCTTGTACAGCTAATTGTGCGTGATAACTCGCTTCACTAACCGAATCACCAAATTCACCCCAGAAATAACCACCAGTTTGCATACCAACGGCATCAGCGTTATGAATTTGTGCGTAGGCTTTAGGGTTGACGTAATGGCTACCCTCACCACCGCCACGACCGCCTAGCTTAACCATAGTGAAGTTATCACCATAACTCTTAAACTGGCTGAAATAGCTTGTGGTTGTGCCTTGATAACTGGCAATGTCAATACCATTAGTATTGGCTGATACACCTGAAATCGTGGCAACTAAAAAGGCAACTGCTCCAATTGAAGCAATCACCCATCGTTTTAATTTATTCAATTTTCAATCCTCCCATTTATCGTGTTTCCACGTTTCCAATTTAGTGATCCGTATCTCATGGTTATCCGTGATACTGTTAGATATTTTTAGCTCGTCTTTCAAGCTAGCTATATCTGTTCTCAATCCATTAATTGAGTTCACAATGGTATTCTTCAATACCCACCACAAACCACCCAGAAGAATAGACCCCACACTTAGCCAACTCAACAAATCATGTGGCATTTGCATTCATTCGCCTCCTTTCTTTGTACTCGTTAAAAGTCTCCTCCTAATGGATATTGACCGCTCCCTGTGGCGCCTGTCAAGCGCATATCTTGAGTAGAACCCCACATACCATAAACAACTTCTATGGGATTATCTACATCAGGGACGATGAAATTACAGAATTGATGATTGCCGTTATTAATATTAATATTTGAACCCGCTATTGCGAACTGTCCTTTAACATGAGGCTTTATTTTTCGTGGCAATTTAAATACTTGGTTCCCATTTTGAGAATTGAAGCAAGCAATGTTGTACCATCTCAAATAACAAATGCCATTGAACACTCTGTATCTTGCGTAGGCTTCAGGGTTATATGTCGACCTGTGTGCTAACTCCAAGTCTATCCAACCCGTGTCATTAAAAACTGGATTATGTTGAGAAACTGTTCCCGTCGTAGAATTAGTGCTAAATGTTGCTAATGGTAGTTCGTAAATGTAGCCGCCATTATTTATATCTTCTTGAATCAATTCGCCAGTAACAGCGGCTAGATAAACTTGATTAATTGTTGGATAATAATCAGGTTTACCAGCGTGGCCAACGTATGCATTTTCTTTTGCGATATCAATAACAATACATAATTTGCCATTACTATGAGCTGGTAAAGTTATTGAAGTTGGTGTTACTACTTCTACTAACCTTCCTAGTATAAGGGCTTGCCCCGTGTCCACTGTTGCTGTTAATCCATTAACAGTAATTTTTAGTTGCTTCCCTCTATTTAAAACTCCTGATGTATCCCCGTTTTGCGCTGATTGTACAGATGCCACTTCGCGTGGTGTTACAAAAGCTCTATCACTTGTGTACATTGTTATGGCCATTACTATTCCTCCTAATTTTTGGTGCTAAACAAGTCATTTCGTCCAAAGCGTAGATTACCAAAGGTAAGATTAACTACTTCTGAACTACTGTCGATTGAATAAGCTGTAAGAACTGACTTATATTGTGTATTGTCGTAGTAAATATTTGATTGTAGCCCTAGTTTTACCTTTTCTAGGGGTAGGAAGTTGTTTACCAGTTGTGCGCTAAATCGAATACTATGAGAGTAAGCATTAGCTGATAAATTGCTTTGAGCTATTGAGTCGTAAGTAGGATTATCAGTCGCTGTTTTATCAAATAAATATATCTGTACTTGTGTAGGCTTAGCAACGCTGTCTGTAAGGCTCTTACTTATAGAGCCATCTTTAGTGAGCCAATAGCGTGCTAACACTGTAGGATTTTCCATGTCTGCTGATGCCTGATCTACAATCCAAAGTTCATTATTGTAATTTCGTAGATTTCTGGAATCACTAACTTTCCAATGATTGAAGTCATAAATATCATTTTTAAAGTTCCAAGTATCTTGTACTTGATGAAAATCAATTTTTGGATAATAAAAAGGCACCCCGTTAGAGATGTCTTGCCCTACTCCTGTAACTTCAAACACTGTATTATGTAGTTTGAACCCACGTATTAAGTAGTCTATAAAGTTGCTTGTGCTGATTCCGTCTGATGAGGTTACTTGAAAGGCTGTGTTAGTCGAGTTAGTAAGCCCCTTATTCAGTATGTTAGTACCTGCATTAGAGTTAATATAGTTGTTTATTAGCTTTAATATATGAGCTTCATAGCTATCACCGCTCTTGCTACCCACAATAATGTTACCATTAAGCATATTCCATATATAATTAGCTGATAATGTCATAAGGTTACTAGAATCATCTACATCTACTGTGATTATCTGACCGTAGTACATTAAGGTTGTGCTGTTGTTTGGTCTAACAGCTACACAATCACCTGTCATAATGTTAGTGTTCTTATCAGTCGTGAATGAGCTGGTAACATTACTCAATGCATCCATCTGAATATCATAGCTAAACAACTTAAAGGTGCCTTTTATAACCAATTTAGCACTATCAAATACCGTAATATCGAGTGCCAAGCTCATACTATCAACCTCTCTTCTTTGAATGTCACATCTAGCTTAGCGTTCTCATCTAAGTATGCCAATAGTGTGCTAGTTCCTTCTGGTATTTTTAAATAATTGCTAACTGAAAAATCTCCTAATTGACTAACATCACTAAATGTCCCGTCTGAATTATATACTCTTGCATATTGATCGTCTGGGTAACTGGATACTATTAATTTTTGGTTATCTGCTAACTGTAAATTGAATTTAGCCTTGCCTATAATAGACCCATTTTGAACCACTTTCCACTCGGGGCTAACGCTACATTTACCTGTAACAGCTACTAAAGATGGGCTACCTGACTGAACGCCGTAATATTCACTATCATTTTCAAGGGTAATTGCTTTTTCCAAACCTATATTATTGCTTTCGATATAAATGAAACCATATTTTTTTGTCATATATTCCCTCCTATTTATTGTGTATGTACGTCCCCCAAAGGGGACATTATGCTAAACCCGCGGTACCTTATTTGCTGATGCTTGTTCATCCTCAACTTCATATACAGCATTATCAAAATCTGACTTGTCCTTTCGAACTTGTGTCTTATTAGATTCGTACAAATCTTGGTTTTGAATATTCATATTACTAGTTGTACCGCTGGCTGAAACATTGGCATTAAAATACGCAATAGCTGTACCGTCTGTTGTTGTTGATGTTGCGTTGATTGAAACACTCTTATTAATTGTCATCTTCTGTATCTCCATTTTCTTTTTCCTTATCTTGATATTGCTCAATTAATGATTCTAATTGCACTTTAACAAGGGTTAATGTTGCGTTTTCCTGCAATAATTTTTGAATCATTTTATCTTTATCTGGTTGCATATTTAAAAAATCCTTTCTTGTTTATAACATGTTTAGCTTAATGAGCATTGCGAACAATGAATAATTTTTACCTTTAACAGAAAACCAGACGTCGTCCGTTTGGTCAACTCCTACACCGTTTCTTCCCCCTCCACCGTATATACCGACCACTCTATTATTTGATGACAAATCGTATCCTGCAACTTTAAACCATCGTCTGGTGCCTGTATTGTCAATATAACCATATGATTGGTTTGGGGACCAATTTTGATAATTAATTGTTTCGTCAAATATAACTGTTGAAGCTGTGTTATCCCACGTAGAAAACTTAATATCATCTGCTACTATGAAACCGTGTGGATTATCCCAAGTTTTATATGCTGTAGTAATTTTTCCAACTTTATAACCTGCCCATATTAATTGTGGTGAAGTACCATAGCTTTGAGATGCTGTAATGGCAAAAGCCATATTATCGGCTGTATTATGAACACCGTCTCCTATCCTTATTGACATGGGTGAGCCACCATAAACATTGTTTTCTAACGAGAAACCCGAATCCATAACACCCATAGTTGCATACGACCCATTGTTGTGTTGAAAACTCATTCCATTTTCATTTATTAGTGTAGAGTCCAGAAAGGATGAAACACTTGGCATTTTCATAAAAATACCCGTATTACTAATATCCATCTGGGATAACAAGCTTGAACCAGAATAGGATTGCAAAGAAACTTTGTCTGGGGTAATAGTTACATTTCCATATGCTGAATTCCAATATGATTTTACAAAGCTAGTTACATCACCAGTCAACTTAACCACGTCTAGGGTGGCAATGTTCGCACTAGTAATAGTAGCCTCAGCTATATTAGCACTAACAATTGACCCCTTCTGAATCATGGCTGAGTTAATCCATGCTTTACCCTTAATCTGGGTATTAGGACTATCAATCGTCACATTCTTACTAATAAGGCTCATTTGAGATGTATTACCAACAATGCCACTTGTAATTTTGTTGAGATTATCAGTAATACCAATGCTCCAGTGGTGTTTAAGTAATGATAATACTGTATCGGAATCTGTCTTGGTGTCAACCTTAGCCATTATTCCGTCTGCAGTTTGAGTTATTAACGACTTTGTTCCAGTTTCACTATTAGTAATTTGACTAGTGGTAAAGTCCTTCGAACTCTGCAACGTGTTTGAATCACCTGTTGTTCTGTCTTGTATCTCTTGTTTAATATCATTTGCTGTTTGACTAGCTGTTGACATTGCTCCATCTGCGGTTGATTTCACAGTGTTAAGCGTACCTTCAGCTGTTTGAACACGAACAGATAAACCTTTGGTTGGGTCATAAACTATATTAGAAATACTGTCTGCGGTGATTTTTACTTGTGCGATGTCAGATTGAACATCCTCTGGAGCTGGTGTCCAATCGGTAGGTATGTTTCCCTCCTCTAACTTATATCCAGCGAATTGAATAAACCCATTTGTTAAATTATCATGCCCTTCCCAACGCAATTCCGAAGCACTATCGGTTGGGGGATTTATGACTTTGAATGTTGTAGATACTCTCATCCAATCTGTGTGGGCTGGTAAGGGTGTTGTATCGACACTAACGCTAATACGTCCATAATCATAGAAACCTGTTACCTTTGTATCTGTATCAGAGGTATTTCTAACGTAGGTTGAGAATGTATACGTCTTGCCAACTTGTAAAATATTAGCATACCTCACACTATATCTCGGACTCCACCATGGCTTTGATGTCGAAGCAATAGCCATTCCCCTGTACGTCTCTTTGGTTACTGTGCCTCGTTGATCCCACCTAGTGTTGTCTGTCCAATCCCTAGTACCTAGCAATAGGTTTCTACCACCAACACTAAACGCATTAATAGTGTCATTAATATCTTTCTTAGCTTCTTCTATCTGTTTATTGGCTGAGTTTAAAGCCTCTTGAGCTGCTTGTGCTGTATTAACTTTAGCGTCTGCTAAAGCTTTATCAGCCATTTCTTGAGCTTTCTCATTAAAATCAGCGTCTTTTAATGCTAAGTCAATTTTTTCTTTTGTTACCTGGTGAATTGTTTCATTAATCTGGGTGCTATTATCAGCAATAGCTTTGTCCGTGTTGTCAGAAGCCGTCTTGATAGTCTCTTCAATACGATTTTTTAAGTCTGGGTCTACTTGAGGTACCCAATCTTCACCATCAAATGAGTAAATAATAAAGTCATTACCATCTTTAACAAATACTGTTGTGTCTTTTTTGGGGTTTGCGGGCATTGGATCGCCAGAATTTACATATCCAATTGGTGATAGCCCATCTGTATCGAATACTGCATTATCACTAATATTGCTTAATGCTGATTCAATTTTATTTAACTTATTGGCAATAATTAAGTCACCATGTTCCCATTTAGTGGGGTCATATGCCATTTAATTGGCCTCCTTTCATTAAATATTTGTTATGTCTACCTGTGCCTTATCAACATAGGGATTGTTCTTATTATTATCATCAACTTCTGCCATGTATCCGTACCCATATTTAATACCTGCATTAGTTATGCCATCTTCTGGGGCATGGGTATATATAGTTGACTTATTACCTTCTTCTAATTTAAAGTGCCTGAATCTAAGTTTCTGACCCTTAACAAATCCTGTAAGATTATTATTATTACCATTTATTGCGTTTAATCTAATGTAAAACTTGTTTAATGTAGCACCTGTTAAGTTAGGTATACTAAATGTGTAAACCAATCTAGTCCACTTGTTATTATTAATTTTTGTGACAGGGGAAAATTTATTATTAACCCTAAATGCAACACTTGGTACCGTACCTTGTACATCGACTGAAATTGTATATGTCTTATCAAAACTAAGGACTGAATCACGCATATTAGACCATGCTTCTACTAATCCGTAGTACCATTCTGTAGAACCTGTACCCGTGTAATTCAATGTAATAGCATCACTGTCATACGAAATAGTTGAGTTGATATTATTATTTGTTACACCTGATAAATGAGGTCTTGAATGAGCTGATGCATTTTCACCTGATGATTGTAGTATCAAGTTCTGATTAAAGTCACCTTGTTCATTAAAAAAGCCTGAGCCGTAAATGCTCAAACCTGTGTCAATGTTATACGTCTTATATCTACCTTGTTTGTTGTTATACCAGGGGTTAATGAACTCTATTGTGAACTGCTCTACTAGCCTATCAGTTTGTAATACAGTAGAACCACCTATTTCAGTTTTAGAAAGTGAAGTAAGTCTTGCATCACGATGCCAAATTTCTGCACCTGTGTTGTATATAAGTGTTAATGGCTGAAATGATAGGAATGTAGCAAATTGACTGAACGTCTGATAGCTTCTACTTTCAACATCACCAAACATAATATTTAGTTTCATCTGACCCTGCTGCATATTAGCTTTAGTCATCTTGAAATAACTCTCATACTGGCTATATGTGTTTGTAAATGTGGTGCCTAGCCCTGTTGGTGTGTAAGATAATAGGCTATCATTATTCAAATCAACTGATTCACCACGGGCGTTGTGTAGCACGAACATACTCATATATGTACTCCTTTCTAAAACCCGCCCCGAAGTATTGTGTATTTGTTGGCGAGTTTTTGGTTTAATTAGCTGATCTAACCGCTCTAGCTATCACAGCTTTAGAAAACTTATTCATAGCAATATCATCTACCGACTGGTTGGCTTTTGTAGTTTGACCTAGAATGCCTGCTAATAGTTGAACCATGCTGTTAAGCAATTGGTTACCTTGTTCAATCTTGGCTTCTAATGTAGAACTATCACTAGTTGCTGATGAACCTGTAAGCCCATCTCTAGATGCCATTGCAACTACAGCCTGACCTAACGTCTCATAACCTCTTGAAGTCTTCATCGAAGACAGCGGGATAATCATTTCTGGCTGGTTACCCTCACCAATTTCAGCAATCTGATGCTTCGTAATCAAACCACCATTTTCATATCCATGACCTTGACCTAAGAATGATAGGTTACTACCATAAGTCTTTTTAGCATAGTTCAATCCAGCTAGTAATGAATCATATCCATTGAATGGGTTATTATGCCCTGGAAACTTATTGGCATTAAATGTAGATGTTATAACCTGCATCAGCCCTTTAGCTAAATCACCAGTCTTATTGTTAATATCACCAATGTTACCCTGTACAGCCTTTTCATTACCACCTGATTCAGTTTGAATCTGGCGTAACACCTTATTAACCATGCCTGAACTTGTTGAAAGTCCGTTAGCTTTTAAGGCATCTACAACTTGTGAACGCCAACGTGAAACGCCTGCGCCACTTGGTGCGCCTTTACCACTACCGCCGTCTTCGTCTTGAACTTTTTTAAGACCTTTAGTAAACCATTCAGCCACACTATTAGCTAACTTGTCCCATGTTCCTGTTGCGAGTTGACCAAAGTTACCCATACCGGAAATAATTCCGCTGGTTGCCTTAGAAATAAGTGATTTAACAGCTGATAACGGACTCTTTAAGAAACTAGTGATAGCATCCATTTTGTCACCTATCCAACCACCTACATCAGACAAAGCGCCCTTAGTCCAATCAATCGCAGAACCAACAACACCACCGTTAGCGTACTTTTCGATACCAGCCATTGACATGATCGCTTTAGTTTCTTTTCCGTTATAAACGCGTGTACCAACAGGCAGAGCCATCACCGCATTACGCTGTTGCAAAATTTTCATTTCGCCGTTCGGTAATTGAATCAGTTCTTTCCAATGTTCGCCCGCGCCATCATTGACCATTGCCAATCGTTGCTGAACAATACCACCCTGTTCAAACCTGACAGGATTCAAATGATGAATAGATGTCTCGTGTCCAGTAAAGAACTTCCATACCGAATCAATACCATTAACACCTGCGTTAATAACGCTCAAAACACCGTTAATACCATCTTGTGCAAAGCCTTTAATATCTTTCCAGATACCGCCAAAGAAACTACTCAATCCGCCCCAAACAGAGCGCCACGTTGAACCAATACCACCTAACACATTTGCTATTGTGCTACTAATAGCATTTATTGTATTACTGGATAATTTTGAAATTGACCTCCAGATACCGCCAAAGAAATCAGATATAGAATTCCAAACACTAGTCCACGATTTATAGATAAACTTCAATGTATCAGAAATGAAATTGGCAACCGAATTAAATACTTTTGTAACAGTTTTCTTAATACCGTTAAAAATATCGGTAATATTATCCCATAGCTTTTCAAACCATCTAACAACGTTCGTGTATAACTCTTTAGCAGATTTAACCAAATTATTGACAAATTCACGGAACTTTTTATTGTGTTTATACAGTTCAACAAAGGCAGCAACAACCGCTACTATTCCTGTGATAATTAAAATAAATGGATTAGCTTTCAAGAAATTAAAAGCTAGTTTTAGTCCCTTACCGGTTGCTTGAGCAGACTTGACTAATCCGGCCATTGCTAATTTAGCGCCCTTGGTTGCAATGGAAGCGGTAAATTTAAGACCTTTACCGATAGCTTTACCAGAAACCTTAGCAGCAGTACCAAGAGCGGTTAGACTTTTCTTGAAACTAGACCACGCTAGTTTTGCAGTCCACAGCATAGCCTTTCCGGTTTTAATAACAGCACCACCTATTAACTCTAATGACTTAAGAACTGTTTTTACCGCTAACTTACCAGTCCACCAGAAGGCTTTACCTATGCCTTTTCCAGCTTTCCCTAGAATGCCTAATTCACGTTTAGCATCACTACCTTCTACCTTAGGCTTGATAATTAGTCCCTTAGCAAAACTAAAGGCTGAACCAATCTTACCCAAGCCTGCCATAGTACCAATTAGACCCTTAAGAGCTAAATCAGCACCAACAATAGTGCCAGCTAGTATTTTAAATGTCTTAGGGTGTTCCTGGGCAAACTTACCTAGTTGTTCCAATAATGGTAGAGCAATCTTTAGTGTTACACCTAAGGTACCAAAGCCTGAACCTGCTAGCGACTTCATAGCCTTGAAGAATGAGATAATGTCATCCTTGTGCTTAGCTACATAGTCTCCAAACTTTTCAATAGACTTAGCTAGGTTATCCATGAACTTATTAGCACCACCAGTGAAGTCAGAGCCTTTAAATTCTTTACCAAAAGCACTGGTAATAGTACCAAATGCCTTAGATATGGATTGTCCTACTTTACCAAATTCTTGCTCAGTCTTAGGATCTGATACCCACTTGGATACCACACTAAAGATAGGGTTTTGAGCATTCATGATAGGTTGTATCAATGAACCAGCTAATGCCTTACCCCTTGCTGACATGACACGTTCCATACCAGAGGCGGTACCCATCATGTTTTCACTAGCTGACTTATACTTATCGCCCAGCTCATTCATGACTTCAGTAGCATCTTTAGCTGAAATCTTACCAGCACTCATTTGATTACGCAGCTCAGCCATTGTTAGTTTAGAGTTATTTTGTACTTTTCGTTCGTACTCCAGTAACTTTTCACCATACATAGGCAACTGGTCAGTTATCATATTAAAGTCGCCAAGTTGCAACTTTGTAGATGACATCATGTGAGTGAAATTAAGACCAAGTCTTTCAACTTGTTCACCGTTCATTCCCAAAGTATCAGCCATTGTAAGCATTGACTTAGTCAATTGATCCGTTGGTTCTTTTTGGTTGAATACGTGGTAGAACTGCTGTGAAAGTTCATTAACAACATCATTAGATTGACCAAAAGCAGTAGAAATCTGGTTAATAGAGCCAACCATTTCCTTACCTTTAGATGCTGAATCTGTCAAGGTAGTCCAGGTGGCATTCATTACCTGTTGCTCTTTGTTGTACTCTTGAGCGCCTTGTAATGTCTCTGATAGCTTTTCCTTGATACCCTCTAGAGCATTGGTAACGCCATTAGCAACCAGGTTACCTAAGAAAATGTTCTTAAAGTGACTTCTTGTACCTTCCAAAGATTGATTAAGACTACTTAATTGCTCCTTAACATGATTGAGACCACGTGTTTCTGGTTTAATATCAGTCTCGTTAAACCGTTTAATATCACGAGTGGTTTCAGCAACCTTTGCACCCATCTGCTCAACACGTAACTGTTGACGCTTATAGGCATCGCTATTCTTATCACCACTTTCAGATAGCTTGTTTAACTCATTCTTTTGAATGGTCAACATCTGATTGTACTTTTCGTTGGAACTCTTTAGGTTATCCAGTTTTACCTTTTGAGCTTCTTCTTTGTTGCCCTCAGCTTCAAGTTTTTTTACACGAGCGTCTGTTAGATCATTGCCATGTTTAACTTCTTCATTAAGCTTGGCAAGACCTGATTCTTGATACTTATAAGCCTGTTCTGCCTTAGCAAGTTGACCGTTGTAACTAGCATATTGACGTTCTGCTTTAGCTAATTCATTAGTTAAATAGGTTTGCAACTCTTGACCTTTTTTAGTGGTCGTGTTGTTGTTTTCCAAAGCTTGTTTTAAATCATCTACCTTATCTTTTTGCTTTTCGATAGTGGTTTGCAAGCCCTCATATTTGGCTTTTGAAGCATTAAGCGTGTCGCCTGAAGCTTTATACTGGCTTTCCAATATTTTTGCTTCAGTGCTACTATTTTTAACTTCACGTGTTAATTCTTTTAATGCTTGCGAGGCACTCTTTGAATCAAGTGTTAAATTAGTAGCCATTTCATTAACAATTTGCTTTGCCATTTAATGTCCTCCTTTCTAAATAGATTGTTCTGCCTTTTCTGGTTCGATACCCAATGAAGCCATGAACTGTGAACCAGTCATTGGTCGGTCTTCTTGACTTTGAGCGCTTAATACCTCGTTCAAACGGTAAAAGTCCTCTTCTTCAAATTGAGAGGGCAATATGTGGTAATGTTTGAAAACATTTTGTTCATTAAAATCAAAATCCTGAATCGCCGTATCTAAAAAATCGTAGCGTTCAGTTAATCCTTTAAACCCTTGTCTTCTTCACCAGCCTTTTTTAAATCAGCTCCCATGACGATTGCACCAATTTTGCTAGAAAATGCCATTTGCTCCTCTAATGTCATTTCATCAAAGGCATTAACTTGATCATCTGTTAATTTAAGAACATCAACGACATAGTCTTTCATCTCGTCCTGTACGTTCATGCTTTCATCAATGAACGACTCCTGTAATTCAAGAAATTCAATGCTATCACCATCAAGATTCTTTTCTGCTTCTTCATTTTTAAGTTGAACAATTTGGTAATGTGTCATGACTTTTTGTAAAGCCATTGTTTTTCTAACGTTTTTTGAACTTTTAGAAACATCAAACAGTTTGGCAACTCCTAATTCTTTCTTTGCACTAATCTTGCTAATTCTGGTAGTCATGTATTTTCTCCTAATATATTTGTTTTGGAGCCTCGTTTTGAGACATAATAAAAAGCCGCTAAGCGGCTTGTGAATTTATACACCAAGTCCTGATGCCGTCTTGAAGACATCGGCCAACATAGCTGACTTATCGAATTTTGGTGCTGAACTATAGAAATACTTACCAAAGCCATCATCACCACGTTCCAATCCCGCAATAGTAATCGCATCAGTGGTACGGTTGTCATTGGTATTGTTACTTGTTAAAGTATGACTAGCTTCTGATGCTATACCCATATACATACCAATATATACAGGCTTGTTAATATCAAATGATTCAGCTGATTCAGCCAAAAATGCAACTCTGTTATTAGGGTCTGCCTTACCTGTAATAGTGAAACCACCCTTACTATCAGATGGCATACCTAGCACAGCCATTTTGATTTCATTTGGCAACGCATTGATAGTAAGCACTGATTGAGCATTACCCTTACCAGCAGACTTGTAAACTAATTTGTTGCTACCAAAAATATCAGTAGTAGAACCAGTCAAATTCGTTAGTGCAACAGAAGCAACACCGTATGAATTGTCATATGTTACTTCATAAATACCAGTTTTATCTGTTGTTGGCGTAGCTGTGTATTTGTAGATTCCGTTAGTGCCGGTTAAAACGCCACCTTTCTTATCTACTAGTGCTAGTTTAACGCCCGCAATTCCTAATGTTGCCATGTATTATTTCTCCTTTATAACTTTGTTCCGTGTAACTTGAATAGTTTGATAATCCTGTGGAATTTCGGGAGATTGTGATACTCTCCCTTTAATGTCGGCTATCGTATAACCGTTTGCAGTTAAGAACCTCATCAGTTCAATCTCGACATCGTCATAATCCAAATCACTATCCAATGAATAATAGATTTGGATAACGACATTTTGCTCGATAGTATTAAACGTATTGCTGCCATAACTACCAAGATTACTGTATGCATCCCTAATTAAAAGAGATGTCTGACTAGCAGGCACCTCTTGTGGGATTAACTTAGGATAAATACCATCAGCCCAAGTTACGTGTTCTTTTATTAAATTAAAGGTATCCATTACCGCTGTCATGAACTACCTCGTTTCTTTTCTTGTATTTTTTTTAGCACTTTCGATTGTGCTTCTAAAACTTCTTTTTGCGATTTATCTCTGGCATTGTCAATGAAACTATCTCCTTGAATAAATCGTGTACCATCATTCAGGAAGCGTGCGATACGAGCATGATTAGCATCCTTTTTAGTGAATCCAACCGCTGTACTACCGTCTGCCTTAGTTCCATCTAAATTACCAACATCAACACTATCAGCCAAGTGTTTCATTTTACCAACTTTACGATTAGCATTGTAGTGGCCCGCATCCTTTGTTTCTTGTTTTAGGTTTTTAGCAAGTACATCTGCACCGGCTTGTGTAATTTCTTCACGTTCTTCAATCGTCAAGTTTACAACACCGCCTATTTCTTGCAACATTTCATCAAGTTGTTCAGATAAATCAGCCATTTCCGCTCACCACCTTTAGTGATAATAGGTCATACGCAATGTAATTATTGGTGTCATCAAAGCTTACATCTTCAACTTTATAATGCACACCTCGATAAAAAACGCCCATCCCCTTCACAATTCGTTCATCATGGCGTACACCTATCAGAACCGTATCGCTGAAAGTTGTTCCAGCTATTTGATACTGTTGTGACATGCTACGCCGTTTCGTGCCTGCCTTTTTGACAAATAACGTCTGATAATCTTTTTTAGGATTACCGTTAATAGGATTTAGGGTTGTTTTATAAGTTTCAAAGGTCGCCGTATGAATTAGGTCACTAGGTTTGAACAGTTGTGCCATTTCAACCCCCTAACCTTGCCTGTAAATGAGTAATCATGATTGTAACAGCATGTGGCATACCACTGCTTAGAGAGCGATCATAGTACAAAGCAGTTGCCAATGATGATACGGCTGAGTCAAACAATGGATAATTAGCATACTCATCGTCAGTTAAATTGTAATTAACTGATGACTTAACCAAATCACTAGCTTGGCCAATCAAAGTTTTCACAGTGGCGCTCTCTGATTCCGATTCGTCAATATTTAGACTAGCCATTAATTGTGATGCAGTTACTGTCAAAATTGCCTCCTTTCTAGGTAACAAAATGTAACCCGCCCACTTTCGTGTACTGTTTATTTCCTAAGCGAGTTAAAGATTGAATTATTTCCCAGCTTGAGTAATATTCAACGTCAACAATTTACCTGCGTCTGCATCGGCAACTTTGGCATCATCACGAATAACTAATTGAAGCTTTTGACCATAGACATCATTGTCAGTCCACTTTGCGCGCAAATCCTTAAACAAAGGAACAATAGTAAATGCCTTTACGTCACCAATAAAGACAAGTTTATCGCCATCTCTAGAACCTAATACTTTGTCTTCAACAACGTAGACAGGAGAACCAAGCAATTGCTTACCAGATGGTGAACTAATTGAATCTTGCAATAGGTAACGTCCGTCGTTATCCTTCAACGTATCAAAGACATCAAATGCTGACTTAGTGGCAACGAATGAAATATTACCGTACTTGAAAAATGCGTTCTTGGTTTTCTTAACATCATCAAATGACGTTACGGTAGCAGCCGTTGCCGTTTTAAGCACGCCAGCAATATCTTTAACCAAAGTATTGTCACGGATTTGTGTAGCGTAATCACCGATTAACGTATCAACATTAACATCAGCATCTGCGTCATCAATAAATTCTTGTGATACTGGAATATAACCACGCTTAGTGACAAGCTTGTAATCAACACCCTTCAATTGCAACTTAGCAATTTGAGGGTTTTCTGCTAATTCTGCGGCAGTAGCTAGAACAATATCAGTAGCACTCATAACAGGCACTGTACCAACTGGGGCTGAAACAGAAATAACGTTGGCCAATGAAATCAGTGAGTTAGTATTGGCTGGTCGTTCGATTGGTTGCAAAATATCTTTTGGAATAGCAAGTGAGTTATCACTGGCAGTAGTTCCAGCTGTAATCGACAAGTCACGCTTCAAAAACTTTTGAAAGTTTGATCGTTCAGTTACTGGTTCGTTCTTAATTACTTTAGGCATGGTGTCCCTCTTTTCTGTATTTTCTTTTACTGACGAACGTTCTTCATGTTCATCAGGCTGTTCTCCAACGGCATCATCACGTTTTTCTTTTGGTGAGGTTTCCTTGTCATCTGGCTTTTCGTCAGACGGCTTGTCTGTTTTCTCATCATCAGGTTTCGCTTGTGCCGCATCACGTTCTTCCAACACTTTTTTAACAGCGTTGGCAATCTTTTCTTCGTCCATATTTTCCTTGTCCTTTCGTGCTTCATCTAGTGACCGTTTAACAGACACCGATGTATCTTGATAAGCGGGATTGGGTGTAATTGTGATTTCAACAACATCACCAATTTGATTAACAACGTGAACCGCTGTGTCTCCTCGGTCAAATATCCAATCATCACCATCTTCTGGAATAGTAAAGCCAAAAGACATGCCTTTCAGATTTCCCGCTAGGATATCTTGATAAACGTCATTAGCTAAACTTGTATCTGCAAGCGTAGCAACAAAAAATAGACCCGTTTCATCAACCGTTAAGGTCAAATTTCCCGAATCTACTCTTGCTAAAATGCTGTTGTTCTCATGGCCATAAATTAGCTGTACTGCTGATAAATCAACGTTATCTAGCGCATTTGGCTTGATAACTTCGATGAATCCACCCAAATCAACGCTTTCTGTGTTAAAAAGCACCGCATAACCTTGAATTTGCTTTGGATCATCGCTATTATCTCGCTGAACCACATGAATATCGCCCTGAATGGAGCGAATTTCTTTGCCCATATTAGATAATTCCTTTCTTTTTTAGTTCACTATTAGCGTCTTCTGGCGAAACAATCTGATTAGATACCAAGTTTTGATAGCGTGTTAGTATCACATCATCAGTCGGAACGGACGCTAAATTGACGTTTGTGTCAAGTTTTAGTGCTATTTCGTACTGAATCGCATTTTTATAACGCATAAGTGACTTTTGATATTGCTCTTGAACCATTTGGATTGATGATTGACTATCACCGTCACCGTTCAACATGGCTTCGTTGATACCAAACGCTTTAGATATTTGTGTTTTAGTCCAGTTTACGTTCTCTAGAAACGATGCAACTTCAGGACTAATCCCCAATATATCTAAATCAGCGCTGGAATCTAACACGATTGGTTTACCATAGTTCTCTCCAGTGGTTGAATCAATGAAACCATCACGAATATTATCTTTAGCAGCCTTATCTAGCTGTGCTTCAGGTACTTTAATAGCGATACCTGGGTTGATACCATTTTTCAAAGTTGACTTTGTTAGCTCGTTGCTTAATCCTTGAATGCTTAATTCAGGCACCAAGCTTAACAATGGACTACTACCAAAAAAGCGATTGTTTTCATCAGAACCAACGGTAATTAGTTTGAAGTGCAACATTTCGCTGCTTGAATAATAGGTTTCCGGTCTTTTATCGTCATACTTCACATCGTAAGTAATGTCAGTTGAGCCATCTTCAACTGTAACGCTAGAAACTTGATAATCTTGTAGTAATTCAAGACCTAACAAGGTATTGCCATCAGGTGATTTGTTAATGGTCACATAGGCATTGCCATATAAGAGCATTTGAGCAACAACAGACTGCCAAAAGTTGAATGAATTAATAAACTTGTGTGGCTTATTTAGCACATTAACAACATTGGAATCAGAGGTGAACTGCATACTAGCAACGTCACTACTGATTAAGCTAACCGCAGAATAAATATCGCTGTTAGTCATGGCGTTACTTGCGCTTAAAACACCAGTCGGAATAAGCGTATTGCCGTATAATCTGCCAACGATCATACCTGCTGTTGGCGCACGAGTTGAACTTCGCGTGAAAAAATCTTTTAATCCCATGAATTATTTTCCTTTCTTGACACAAAATAAAAACGGCTCTAGAAACTAAAGTCGTTTTTAAACCACGTATTAATTTGTTCTGCCGATTGGTTACCAAATACTGATTTGTTAGCTTTCTCGGCATGACCGTTGAAGTTTTCCCAATGAAGTACCGCCTCACTCATACTGTCAATGATTGCATCGACTGTATCAATTTTGAGTGTAGCTTTTTTCTTATCAACAGCCACACTATTGTTGTCTTCACGAAGAACGGCGTGAAACAATGATGCTTGCATAATTGGGTCATCTTGATATTTAACACGCTTCTGTGTGAATACCTTTCTAGTTGCCGCTGTTGGTTCTGATATTTGTAAGAAATCCTGACCAAGCGGAACCAATGGAATGTCTGTATTTGTATCAAGTTGTTTAATGAGTCTATTCACACGCCACTTATCGTAAATAAAGAATATGACGTTTAAATCATGTTCATCTACAAAGTTCATAAACCAATCATAGACATCATCTAAATCAACATCCCCAGTTGCCAAACTACTGATACTTGCAAAGCCCATTTTTTCAGCAGTCCTGTATGGAATACCGTCCTGCTTTTCTTTCAGACCAATGTTGCCATTAACAGCAGCCGTTGGTATAAACGAATGTTGATACAAATAGTGCATATGTGTGCCTACGTCATCTTCATACGGAAAATTAAATATCAAGGAAGTGTTATCACTGGCGATACTATAATCAAAGCCGACATACACATCTCGGCCGTTAATATCAAAATCCATATCAGTAACAGCATCCTCAATATCATCAATATCAAGGAACTTTTTAGCCTTATCAACCGTCCAAAAGTTCATGTTACGTGTGTAAAAGTCTTGAATCGTACCATCAGCCATCTTATTATCACGTTCAGACTTCATAGACAAAAGCATGGAATTGTGTTTATCTTTTAATCCAAGGATAGGATTAGATTTAATCCACGTTTCAGGTTCTTCAACTTCTTTCAATGAATCTTGTTCCCAAACCAATAACAAGAAGTCATCACGTTCACGTAGATAATCCTTTTCAATGTTTTCAGTCATGGCTAGTTGGTCAGTTCTGAACTTAACATTGGCGTCATTATAAGCTGTCGATATTTGAATGAGCTGATGATTAGTGACTTGCATCATTCCAGATGTAATTTTACCGGTTACGTTCTCATCTTTTCGACTATCACCAGATTCATCTTCAACACCTAAACGAATATGGAATGAATCAACTTGACCAGCTAAGTTTGACATCTTGATTATTTTTGAACGATTCTTTTTTGACCTAATAGACATTTCCTGAATCGCTATATCATCATCTTTAAACTTCTTACTAAAGTATTCAGATGATTTCAAACGGTTCGCTGTTAACATCAAATAGTTCCAGCCCTTATTCGTTTGTTCTGATGTGATACTTGAATAAAGATAATCTTGGTTATACTGACCGTCACCTTCTACCAAATAAGCGTACAACATCAAGATATTGACAATGTAAGTCTTACCATTAGTACGTGCGATTGATAGCAACACACGATTAAAACGTTTCTGATTATCTTCTCGTCTCCAACCAACGCTCAAGGCTAATATCATTTGTTGCCATTCCATCAAAGGCAATGGTTGACCAGTATCAACATCAGGACAAATCATAGCAAACGCAAGAATAAGCTTAACTTGGTTTAAATCGTAGCGATAAGGAAAATCTTTATCGTTTGTTTCAACACGCTTCAAGTCTCTGATATGTCTAAACGCTGCTAAACGTATTTTGTAACCAGCTTTTTCTTCACCAGATAAAACTTTTCTAGCATAACTAGTAGCTGGATCACGATACTTTTTAAACACGTCATTATAATCAGATTCACGATAACTATTTTTAAGAGTGACACCTTTTTTACTTAAATCTATTTTTTTAATTTGCATCACCCCCTTTAAAATTTAATGTCTTGCGCTAGTTCTGAAAAAGACTTGCCATCATGTTCATCACTTGAATCAATAATGAGCTTTTGCAGTTGAACTTGAGAAGATGGTGTCAAGCCTAAATCGCTTGCAAGCCCTCTCAAATTTTTAACCGCATTTTCGTAGGTTGTCACAGATGGATTCTTTTTACCTGTTGATTCATCTGTCATGCCGTGTTCCACAATATCTTCATAAGCCTGTCTAGAAATGCCATAAGTCTGGCAATATGTCTCAACCACTGATTTACTAACGTTTGTAGTACCTCTGGAAACTAAAAGTGGTACCAAACTTTCCCACATTGTTCTTGTATAGCCTTTCATATATCTTGGCGCAGTAAGTTGGAGTGGTGTTTTGTAGTCTGCCATTATTAATCTCCTTTCTGGTAAAATACGTTCATTAATTTTATGATGAAACATTGATATAAAGGCATTTGATAGCCCCAGAATCGTCAAAAAACGAAAACTTTTGAAAAACACACAAATTAAAAGATGACTGATGTGTCACTGCTCTATCGTTTAAGCGACATAGGCGGGGGTATTTTGCATTTTAAACGGTCAGTAGTGTAATTACACACAACAAACCTAAAACGTCTTAGAAACGATTTTAAGTCTTTTTATTGCGTAGTCGCATAATCTGTTTGATATACCATTGCTTTGTCATGTGCTTAAGCTTATTTGTACCGTTTGGTCTGCTGACAGTCTGTTCTTCAATCATTGTCTTGATGTTGTGACATTGATAGCACAACGTCCATAGATTGTCAGCACTTAATCGTTCGTCACTTGCTATCTTCAAGGGATGAATGTGGTCTACTATCTTCCTATCTGTTAGCACTTCACCACAGCATTGACAGATACCCATGTCTCTTGCGTACACATAGTCGCGCATTGCTATCCAACGTTTGTCATGATAGAACGCATTAGCTTCTGGGTCACGCTTGTAGTGATTGTAGTATCTATTACTGATACGCTTACTCGTGTCGCTTTGATAACGCTTGCCGTCTGCAATATGTTCGGAGCAATAGCGTTCACTCATTGGTATCTTATTGTGACAACCAACGTGACCACAGTTATGAACTCTCATATCCTTCTCCTAAACGTGCCACTCGGCAACTAACTTGTCGCTATCATATTCAAGTGCATATAGCTCTTTCTTGGATAACGTCCAACCGTTCATAATCTCATACTTATCATTGGGCTTAACTGTTCCAAGTTGTCGGCTAATCACACCACCGTTGTCAACTGTCTTCTCGTTATGGAAGTGACCTTTATGGATTTCACGACTGTAGGATAACGACCATGCACCACTAAACTCATTTGCAAATAGCATAGGCAAGTTCTTAGGTGCTAAGTCGCCGTGAGCTATCATAATGCCTACATTGTCTAACAAGTAAGCATCACGATATTTGATATTGTTTTCGATGACCGTTTGCGGATATTTAACCTTTAGATATTCCATAAACATGTATTCCAAATTTGAACTGTGATTTCCACCCATTTGCTTAATGTAAACTTTTGTGCTGTTATCAAGCGCCAACTTTACTAGTACATCAAAGAATCGTTTGGCGTCTTCAACGGCCTGTACCATGTCTACTTCGTCTAGCATGGTTCCTTTCAAAGTTTGCGAACTATTCATTTGACTGGAATGAAAAAGGTCACCCAGTTGTTCGATTACAATTGTCTTGTAACCGCTACTGATGACCTCTGCTATTTTATCTAGATGAATTATGGTGTCTTCAAATCTCGTTATACCAAAATGCAAATCAGGAAGCGGTACAACCAAATTGTGCGTGTCTCGTGCAACCTGTTTGACCGTGTATGGCTTAATGTCTGCTTTGAACAGATTAGCAATATCTTGTGGCGTTAATTTATCATCTGACTTAGGCTTAACCGTAATCTTAGACTGGTACAAATCAATCAAGCCGTTCTCTTGGCTATTCTGTTGCCAGAAGTTATTGCGTGCTGATACAATATCCCAATCATCAGGATTAAAGCCATGCGCTCTCAATACGAACTCTGGGTCTTTAGCCTGTTCAGAAGTCATTTGCATAGTAGTAGATGATGTTGTGCTGCCGTCTTTGTTGATGACAATTTCAGTGCCACGTTTCACATCTTTGACTTTGCTCGTATTCTTTTTCAATTTGTCATATCTACTGCTAGTATGTCCTGTTGATAGGTATCGTGAAACAGTCCGTCTGCCTAAATTGACACCAAATTCATCAAACAATCGTTGTGCTATTTTGCTAGATGATAAACCTTGCTTACTTAACTCTGTAACTCTGCTTTTATATTCATCAGTCCACCGCATCACTGCCACTTCCTATCATCATAAAAGGCATCTTTGCGCTTGTCTGTATTTGACTTGCGTTTAGATGCCTTCTTGTGTTTCTTATTATATTTTTGTTGCTTGTCTAGCCTGCGGTAGATGTTTAACTCATCATCACTGGCGACAAGCCCATAATCGCTATCTATTTTCATAGTTTCTCTTTTCAATAAAAAAACACCCGTTAAGGTGCGTTATGTACGATAAAGACAGGCAAATGTCATTATCCTAAGTTGTGTTTGCGTGTGACCGCAATGTGCTAGACAGGCATCGCACCTGCACGCCCTTACTCCGAGGTATCTAATCACGTTTCAGTGATGTAACTACTTTCTAGCACTTAATGATAGATATTCCAACCTATCGTATTTTTACATACACAGCGTCTTTTTCCGAAGCGTGTGTAACGTTGCTTTTAATGGATGAGCAATAACCCTGTTTCAAATTATCTCATGATACAAATATAGCACCGTTTTTATGCATAAAAAGTCAGAAAACAGCTTGCAATATACATCTGTCTATAATACAGCGCCTAGAATATGTTTAACCTCTGAACGCCATGCCTTAGCCGTGCTTTCGGATATGTGAAACTGCTGTGCTACCTTTACCCACGTTATAGACTTGCTTGCATAATAATACGCAACTACTTTCTGCTTGTCAGGCTCAAACGTGGCTATCCAGCGCTTAATATCTTCTTTTTGTTTGATGAGACTGTTAAGGTATCTGTCCTGTTCAATACGTATCACCATGTCATCAACTGGACGTGTATGTTTGTTCTGCGCTCGACCACCTCCAATATTCTCATCAACTTCTTGACTGTCATACCGTATCGTTTCTATACGCTGTTTAATTCTTAAATTGAGACGACCAGAGAAGTAGTCTCTCAAAATGCTATCAACTCTATCCGCCATGTCGCCCTTTCTACTTAACTGGTATTGCCCTTCCAAATTTAAACAGCTTCAACTGTTGTGGTGTCTATTTACTCAATTTATTCATGACTGCTTGTGCATCAATCTGATTGCCATAAGTAGCACCAGATGTTTCCCACTCGTCATTATCTGTCTTGCGGAAACCCAAGATGTACACTTGTTTTTCTATTACTTTCATTTGTTTGTCTATCCCTTAATAAATACTCGTCAAGAACTCGGACAACACTTTTCAGATTAAATTATGTCCTTTTCATCTACAATTTGATAATCAACCATTGCATAAGTTGGAATTCCTCTTTCATACGGTATCATTTTCCAAAATCCGTCTTCAAATTCTACAACGTAAACATCTGTGTTTTTAAACTCCTCAAACACGAACTCTTGGTCATAATATGGTACATAAGGATCGTATGTTGAACCTTTTGGCAAACGAAAAATTACATCGACAAGGTGATATGTTCCATCGGCAAACCGAACCTCTTTATTTGTTATATAGTCCATTTCTCCATCGTTCAGTATAGTTATTTCTAGTTTTCCACTCTTTACTAATTTATTGTCCAGTAATTTTTTTGTTGTATATTCTGTCATTTCCGACCTCCATAATATTTCAATACAATATAAGTAACTGCGACCATTGCTGACAATAACATCCCAAGCTCAATCGTATGCTGTAAGTTATGTCCTATTTCAATCATTGACTGTCCTCCACTGGTAACTGCACCGCTTCTGTTAGTGGGTTAGTCCACAACTCTGCTTCTTCTTTGGTGTCAAATTGTTGAGCTTCATCTTTGAACGCATCCATTTCATAGTATTCAATGCTATAAATATTGCCTTGTGTTAAATAAAGATAACCGCTTTCAGAAATTCCTAGATCCATATCTGGTTGATATTGTTCCTTGCTTCTCACAAACCACTTCATAGGGTGTAACTGCTCTACTGGTTCAGTCATCACTTATCTCCTCCGTGTAAAAACTCATGAATATCATTGCCGATGTCATCAGGACTGATACGGTCGGTATCCTCCAATAAATCTGCGTTTTCGTGAATGTTGCCAATGACTTCCCAATCGCTTGCTTCAATGTCTGAAACGGGATTAAATTTGCCACCATAGAACTCAACTACATATATGTTAGCTCCAAGTGTTTTTACAATATCATTTTCATAAATTCCAACACCGTTTTTGTCTTTGAGACCTGTGTATTGTTCAACAATTAGTTCATAGTTATCTAAAATGTTTTGAAAACTATCACCGATGTCTGCGTCATGAACATTTTGAATATTGTAATAATAACGTTCTGTAATGGTATCCCACGCTCTAAACTTAATCTCTCGCATAACTAGTCATCTCCCAACATTTCAAGCACTTTTTTAACTTTTGGATTGCTAACGATCCGTTCCAGTGTTTGTTTAAAAAATTCGTCATCTTTTTCTTTGTCCGACATAACTATTCTCCCAATCCCACGCTCTGTAAGCTAACTATTTTCATTCGTCAACCTCCATCAACATTCTGGTGTTTTCGCCTTTAACCCGTCTTTGATATACAGGACTTTTGTAAAACCGAACAGTCCCTTTTTCGACTCCAAGCCATGATGCTATTTCCGCTACTGTTCCAACGGCCAACAGCTCATAGCCTTTGTAAAGTTCATATTTTTTCATCTCATCACACTTTCTACAACTTGCCCATTGCTGATACGATAACCAGCAGAATAGGCAATCTTTTTAATCGTTTTCACGCTGATCATAAAATACTGTGCAAGCACGTCGATTTCAGTAATGTTACTTCTGACCAATGCCTTTAATCTGCGCTTGCGTTCTGATGTACGTTTCCGTTCGGATTGCGCGCGTGTATCAAAACAATTTGTAAACGCCCCTGAAACTGCTGCTTGCTTATTGACACGTTTAATCGACTGTCTTTTATATTCTTCGATTGTCATACTATTACTCTCCCACTCTTTATTTCGTAGCCAGTTGCTTTGGCATACTCATAGACAGCCGTAGTAGAACAACCTATTTTATCGGCGATTAATTTAACGTTATTTTCACCTTGTTCAACCAACGCAATAAATTGACCATTGCGCTGTTTTTTTATCTCCGATGGTGGAACAGGCTTACTTACTACCCCGTTGCTGGCTAACACTCTTCTTTTAGCGTATATCTGTGGTATCGTCTTATCTAATTTCGCAGATATTTCATCAATTCCATAACCGTCACTTAACATAGTTATTAAAGCTTGGGTTTTGTTTTCACTCCAAAAACGGTCGCTTTCCTCCCCTCCTGCTGTTTCAGGTTTTACCTGTTTTTGCATCCATGTGCAAGCTTCATCGAATCCTCGTTGCCGTTCCACGACACGAAATTCTGTCGCATAGTTTGTCATTGTATTCACCTACCAACATTACTTTTCTTGCCACCTGTTACAATAATTTCTGTCTTAACATGATGTGTCTTTTTAAATTCATATAAATATTCCTTAGCCTCGTTTTCTGTATCAAAAGCTCTCCAGAAATCATCATTCACGTAAATGCTGTAATATGTTTTCATTGCTATACTTCCTTATGCCTCCACCCTCCCTGTCACATCTGGTAACATTTTTAGTTACACGATAATGTCTTTAAACCTTGTAATAATATATATATATATTTATATATAGTATTTTGTTACTTTGTTACTAACGGTACCCAAACCACTGATACGATTGTGTTTATAGAGGTAACGTTTTTTTAGTAAAGTAACTTAATTTTTGTTACCTTTTGAATTTTTCTCATAATTTAATTTTTTAAATTGTTACTTTTTGATATGCCCTAAAAGTTTTTCCATTAGCTTTAACTAACTTTTTTGTGTACTGTTCTCGTTGCATAACCATGTTAATTTGACTCTTGATTATCTTTGGATTGTACTCAATCATGTTGTTATAAAGTTCGTTTTCAACATCTTTTACAAAATCAGTTACTTTAATTTTTTCAATTCCGATGTATTGTGTATCCAATACGTTCATAATTGTGTCGTTGACTTCTGCAAAGATGTTCAAATTGTCTGTCACATTATCAAATCTAATCGTGTTCATTTCTTGGTTGATATCATCAATAGTATTAATCGCGTGGTCGATATAATATTCTTTAGCTTCACCTAGTACATTTTCGTACCAATCATCTGTTAACTCATAAGCAGGTGTTTTTATTTTGGCATCATTTAATATCACTGGAATAATACGTCTGTTACCACCGATGTCAGTCAAATAGCTACTGTCGTTAGTGGTTCTGGCAATCACAAAGTGGCGTTTCTTAGTTATGTTATTACGGCCATAAGCAGGACGATAACTGAACTCACTTGTTGAGACAAACTTCTTAAATATTTTGTCCTTACTAAATTCAGTTACTTGCATTTCGTCATCATTGACAATCAAATTTTTCATCATGATTTCAAAGTCATCTTTTTTAGTAAAAGACATGAACTGATCAGTGTAATAAATATCTCCTAATCGTTTTAGAAATGATGTTTTACCTGTTCCTTGATTACCGATAATATCCAACGTGTATTGAAACTTACCTGTATCAACACCATAAGCACCGCCTACTAAGTTGATTATCCAAATACCTATCGCTCGATTAACTGCTGGGTCATCAACGCCAAATACTTTTGAACCAATATCCCACAGCCTTTTTTTGCCGTCCCAAGACTTTGATTCTATCCAGTCATAAACTGATGAAAACACATGTTGGCTAGCTGTCATAGAAATGGCGTCATATAGCTTTGATTGTGTCAGTGACATATCATACTTACGCTCCAAGAACGCTTGTATTAGGAACACCTTACTGTCAGTTAGACGACCAGCTTCAATCAACACTTCTTGACCTGCTACATCCTTTTTGATAAATATTTCATTTAAAAACTCATCAAATTGAATGTCGATATTGTCATGAATTGTTTCTGCTAATACTGTTGTTTTAGTTGCCATTCGTCCACTTCCTCCAAGACGTTTCTACTGTCTTTTCTATTTCACCGTCAGTTAATCCAGAATGACTGTTAGCTAACCCAACGACTGCATATAGTTGATTTTTTGAAAATCCTAAACTAATCAACGTCCATACTAATAAGCTCATATTATTATTGCGTGTTCCTTCTTCACCAAACCCATCTACGATCATGTCTAGTTCATGTATTGTAAAGTCGTTCAAATCGTTATTATTTGATACCTTACGACCGTTTGATTTGTTGGTCTGGTAAAACGTCCACAACACTTCTGGAAGCTCTGTAACCTCATCTAAATCAGTTTCAGGATTAACCACTACATAATTGTTTTTACTGGCTTTGATGTCTAAACCTTTGATGATATCAATGACTTGCGTTAAGCCTTCATTGTTTTCAAAGTAAATGTGAACACCTCGACCTGTAACTGATTGTTCATGAACGCCTGATTTAATAACAGGATATTCGCTTTCAAATTGTTTTAAGGTTTGCATGTCATCAAAGTCAAACACCACATAATCTTCGCCACTAAGAACTAAACCAATGGCGTAAGTCTTTTTCCAATTCGATAGCACCCATAACTTGTTCACCTTATCGGTAGCGTAAGACAAAAACGGTTTTTTGCTTGCGTGACCATTCTCATCAAAACTAACTTGTATAGGTGTAATGTCATATCCAGCCGCCAACCATTTTAATGCCTCACTTTTTGTTGCCATTTTAGAACTCCAGTGGCTTTAAAAATGTGTACTCAGGGAATACTGTTTCATCTGGTTTGTGTTCTGGTGTCGTCTTTTGTAAGCGAACTTCTAGCTTATCAACCAATACTTGCAAGGCTTCAACTACCGCTGCATTACCTTGATTGATTGTGTCTAAGTCAACTACTGCTTTAAATTTAGGGTTAGCTAAGATTAATGGACGCATCAATTGGAATACATTTCGTTGCCACATCTTTGCGGGTATCTTGCTACCATCTGTTTTCTTCTTTGAAATTGATACACGGTATCCGTTATCTGTATTACCTTCTTTGTCGGTAAATTCAAACTGTACCGCACTCCAAGATGATGATGAACTTTCAAATAATGACACATCTGTCAATGTCGCCTCTGTTTCACCGTCTTCAAACCCAAACGCTGAGGGTTCTTCTGTTTCTGCGTTTAATCCTGCAAACCAATCTTCCATATCTACTGTCATGTTCTTAATCTCCTATTCTTATAATCCGAGTTCTGCTAGTTTTGCTGCCTTTGCTTTGGCAGGATCAATAATGTTGTTCAATGGCGCTGGTAATGTTTTGTCGTCCCAGTCATAGCGCTTTTTCTTCCACTTGGCTTCGTGCTTGTTATTGATTTCAATCAAAGCGTCTGAGTAACCGCCAATGATGTTAAACAACTTAGGTTTAAGGACAATCACAAGCCCTTCATCTTCATCGTTGTTGGCACGTAACAAGTAATAAACCGTTAACGGTGATTTAGTTAAAGAACTAATCACATTGCTAAACATCTTATTAAACTCACCAAATCCAGCTCCGTAATCACCTGCTTCTTTCAGACTTGAAGCATCATGATTTTCCAATACCTCGAGTTCTAACAAGTTGGCCATGTCTTCCGCTGTATCAATAACCAACGTCTTATATCCTGCGCCAGGTGCTTGTTCGATAATATCGATAACATCTTGATATGTGTCAGGTACAACAGCGTTATATCCTGCGTTATCTGCGTTGTGGTCAAATGAGATAAATAGTGGTTTATCTGACTTACCTGCAAACGTTGTCTTACCTGCCATTGGTTCGCCATACACTGCGATACCTTTAGGAGCTGGCTTACGTAATTTTATTTCTTGAAATTTACTTACTTTAATTGTCATTAATCACACCTCCAAAGTGCTTATATGCCCACTGGCTTCCATCATTAACCGCTACTGCTTCAATTTCACCAGCTACTACCTTGACTGCTTCTTCAATTTCTTCAATCATTTCTGATGCATAAGTGTTAATCTCAACGCTCGATAATTGATAATCGTAGATGAAAGGCTTATTTTTATCCTTTTTGATGTACAAAATGTGTGCTTCTTTCTTATCAAACATTGAAGCGTAATAAGAAATTTGTTTTAAATAATCTTTTTCATGACCATCACGGAAACTTTTATAATTTAAGAATCCCTCAAAGTCTTGTGGTGATACTGTTTTGAAGTCATATACCGTATCAGCTGTGATCATGTCTGCTCGACCAGTTGCGTTGAACTCAATACCTTCCAAATTAACTAGTTCATCAATTGATACTTCGAATTGTGCTAGACCACCGTATGATACTTTCAGGACGTAATTACGTAGCTTATTACCAACGGTAATGGCGTCTTTATAGGTTGATTTCAGTTGACCTTTAGTTTTACCAGTTGATGAAATAATCGCTTTCTTATCATCATCTGTAAAGTCTTTCAACATACGTCGACCTTCTGCTAAGTTGTGAACGATATTGCCATAATGCAAAGCGTCGTCATTGCCTTCCCACCACTTGTTAATGCCTTGATAGTCTTCTAAGGCTCGCAATGGGTTTTTGTTAAATTTCAATGCCCTTGTCGGGCTCATGTGAATTGTCATGTTTAATCCTCAAACATTTCTGCATTAAAGTTTTGTTTCAACTCCAATGCGTTCCAGATATTGTCGTCAATCGTGCCATGAACCACTAGATAATCACGTGTGATTTTAGTGTCTTGACCGATACGATAATTGCGATATTTTGACTGGTCAAAGTCAATAAAGCTATCAGGTAGTGACCACCAGATTGCGTGTTTGTACTCGTTCAATGTCAACCCTGAACCACTTGTGATTTGGATTAATGTGAAGTCACCGCCTGGTGTGTACTCATGACCATTAACGTGACCAACCGTGTAATCTTTCAATGCTTCATTCAACAAATCTAGCTCGTTGTCATACGTGTAAAAGATAATTGTTTTGTCTTTTGCGTACTCTTCTTTGACACTATCAAGCCATTCAAGTTTTGCTTTGTTGTTTTGATTTTGTCTCTGATAAATACGTCTAGCCGTTGGATTAGAAAAGATAACCTTGTCGTCTTTTCGATACGACATCTTCGTTTTCTTGTACTCACGGTCTGGGTCAAAGTCGATAACGTTTTCAATCACAACAGGCAGTTCGGCAATGTCATCTAAAGTCACGACATCTGATGTGATTGTCTTAAACCAGTCAATCAACTGCTGTTCGTTCTTACCAACGTGCCAGATAGGATATTTACTCCAAAGTGGCGTTTCTGCTACCTTGTATAAGTCTTTGAACTGCTTACGAGTTCTAACGTGCCTAAAGTACAAGGCGTACATTTCAAGGTCATCACTCTTACCGTTGGTTGGTGTCCCAGATAGAAACACAAACCCTGCTGATAACCTCAATAGTTCTTGCAGTCGTTTAGATCGTGCTGAATTATTTTTGAACTTGTGAGCTTCATCAATAATCAATACCTTGCCCATCACTTCATCAGTGGTTAATTTCTTAACGCCATCTGTTTTAACAACTTTTAAATTGTTTTTAAATCCAACCTTGACTGCGTCATTCTGCCATGATTTAGCATTAAACACTTGACGTGGTGCAACTACTATCACATCGTTATCAGGAAACCATTTCTTGGCGTGTGACAAGCCAACGACTGTCTTACCAGTTCCCATTTTCATGATGTAATAATAAGTTGGTTGTGATTTTTCAACTTGTTCACGTTGTGCGTCATACAATTTAAATGAGGGTTGTGACATCTCGCCAGACCTCCTCAAACTTTTCCCAACTATCAATCACATACCACAATCCTTGATTTCGTTGGATTTGTTTTCCTACTGCATTTTGTTCAGGACTGACAACCCCTTTACCATCTGGACGTTTAATTTCTAAACCGATAAACCGTCCATCGGGATAGATTGTAATTACATCAGGTGTTCCTGTATCTGTTCCAGGTGTGCCACCTTGTGTCTTAATCACAAACCGTCCCTCATGCCTTAGAAACTTGATGATTTTGGTTTGTAAAAGCGCTTCTGATTTCATGTGTTATAATGTACCTATCCTTCTGTTTTTACGTCCAAGCGATTGCAGTCGTTATTGGGCGTTTTTTCTTTTGACATCAGACCAACCAACCAAATATTCTGGGTCTACATCGAAATAGTCAGCTAATAGTTCCCATGTTGCTAGTTTTGGTTCACTTTTACCATTTTCGTAGTCACTATAAGTTGAACGCTTGATGCCTGTTCCAAATTCCATATCTTTCAAAGTTAATCCACGTTCTAATCTCAACTCTTTCAATCTATTCATCTAACATCAATCCTTCCGACCAGATAATCAATTGAGACGTGGAAGTAATTCGCAAGTTTTATGAGATATTCAATGTTCGGGCTACTCCTACCAACTTCCCAATTACTGATGTTCTGGTTTGATGTATTGATAACGTACCCCAGTTCTCGTAACGTCAGTCCACGCTCATTGCGAAGTTCACGTAATCTGTTCACTATGATTACCTCTCTGTTCTTCTAGCATTCGAACTCGTTGTTCAAACATTCTTTTTCTATTTTGTAGATTACGAATATTTTCCTTTCTGGTAAAACCAGTTTCTAGCTTTGAGGCGTACATTCGATAGAATCTTAATTCCTTAATTGATCTATCTAATTCACCTTTAGCATGTTCAATCATTAAGTCGTAATTAGCGTACATTCTTAATCCTGCCTATCATGATTGATAAAAATGCTGTAACATCTTTGCCGTAGTATTTAACGGTTTCCATATTGGCTGGTAATTGATGATTAATACGATTAACATCTCCTTGAATTCTTTCGAGTTGAGCTATCAAATCTTTGTTATTGGATTTCATTGCTATACACCTGCTCAAAATTTTGTTCGTCAAGTACAATTGCGATTTCATTCAACCTATCAACCTGTTCAGCAATAGCTGAATATGCTTTACCTTCTGTTCTGAACTGCTTCGTAATATATTCACCAGAAGAGAAGTCAAACAGTCTCGCTTTAAAGCCAACAGGTTCTTCTTGAATGTCACCCTGATAAAAGTTCAATGCATCTGGTACTGATGCCATATCTTACCTCCAATACTTATTATTGTTGCTCGTGCCACCCATACGTTCCAAGCGGCGCATGTTACGTTGATGTTCACGTTCCTGTGACTCACCTTGCATCATGCCACCTATGAACACTACGCCTAGCACGATTGCTACTGCTATTACTTGTAAAAACCACATATTCATCTACCTCCAAATCCACGTATTGAACGAGCAATTTGTTGTTGATTTTCATGACGTAATTCTTTGTCAAAGTCGGCCATAGACCGTTTCAAATCTTCGTGTGATTCAATGAACTCGTCTAACCAACTTGCATATCTAACCTGTTGATTTTCCATATTGCTTACCTTCCTAAATTTCACCTTCGTATGTTTTTCCAACTGATATAGCAGCCGTAAACGCGTCCCATGCTTTTCGCGGAATCACACCACCACGTTGATGATATTTAATGAAGGGCACATCGTCTCTGCTTAGGAAAACTGATCGTAATGTATCTTGACTAGTTTGTGTGTACAACTCCAATAATGAAATCGTCATCAAGTTTGGCCAACCTATTCTGTTGTATGTTTCTATTTTTTCAACACGCTCAGGTGTTAATTGAAATGCTGTTGCCATCTGATTACTTCCTTTCTAAATATCTTGAATATCCAACAGCTGTCTAACCTTTGCACGAACCTCTCGTGATTGTTTGTTGATGGCGTATGTGTTGATTGCCAAACTCAATACCGCTTCAGTAACACCGACCGCATTTGCTAGATCACGTTGGGTCATATCTCGGTCGAATAGACCGTCTTTTACACGCTTTTTGAACATCTTTGCAGCGTCTACAATCATTTGTTCTGTCATGTTGCCTCCTTTCCTATAAAACTTAGTAAGTTTCATATAACTAGTTGTAAGTTTGCTTTACAAGTTACAAATTTAATACTATAATTGCAGTATAAACAAGCATAAACAAGCATAAACAAAGGGCTACTAACCTTATCACTCCGCCAAGATAGATAAATTTTTAGGTGTTTTTGTTTTGCTTAAAACTTAGTAACTAACTTACAAGAATTAGTATAACTACAAACTTGTAACTCGTCAACACTTTAATTTACAAGTTTAATACTTTTCTTGTCTAGACAATAGGATTTAATATTATGACACTGGTATCTAGAACAAAAGAAATGGCTCAACAACGCGGTTTATCGCTGAAAACTTTAGCCTCAAAAGCTGGACTTGCAGAAAATGCAATTTACCGCTGGGATGATAATAACCCTAAATCAGAAAACTTAGAGAAAGTCGCTGACGTACTCAATGTATCAACTGATTATCTATTAGGCAGGACTGATGAACCAAACCACTATATGACTGAAACTGAAAAAATGTTGAGCGGTGTCGATTTGTCAGAAGCGGTTGACCGTTCTGTTCCATTAACGTGGGGCGGTCATGAACTTGATGACAATGACAAAGAAATTCTGCGCCGGTTATTTGAGGAAAAATAATGTATGAACAACGAAGAAAAAGTTTGGAATATACTTGAAAAATTGGGACTGACAGTCACGGTCTACAACGATCTTCATGCAGACGCTGTAACAATTAACAACAAAATACTAGTCAGCGGTAGAATACTGAACAGCCCTGAATTTGTATATGTCATGGCTCATGAAATAGCACACTTCGTTCTTCATACAGACCACCGTTCTAACAGTATTAAAAATGAAGCCGAAGCAAATCGTTGGGCTATTAAATTTTTAACAACTGATGTACACCACATTAGAAGCTATGTTGAATTTATGCAAATTAATGGCATACCAGGAAAATTAATTGATATGGTTCAAGATGTGTTAACACCAATAGTCCTTTCGAGAGTAGAATAAATTTGTATACATTGATTGTATATTAATAACTTTTACGGAGAAAAACAATGTGCGAATACGGATTTAGGTTAGGTCTGGGCAAAGTTAACCCCACGCCGATGAATATAGGTAAGAATGATGAATTTGTTTATTATGTGTATGAATATTACATAAAACAAACCGGAGAGGTTTTCTACGTTGGTAAAGGCAGAGACAACCGTTATAAAGATTTAAATAGAAATGATATTTTTAGGAGAATTTCAGAATCCTATGAAATTGATGTTAAAAAAATCAAGACAAATTTAACTGAACAACAAGCGTTTGATCTGGAAGAAGAGACAATTAAAAATTATTTAGATGATGGAAAATTTCTTGCAAACGTTCAAGTTCCAATAGGATATCGTGGTGGTTATTCAGATGACAACGATTATCAATATATGGTTACTCCTAATTTAGTATCCAGTAAACTTGAATTACATTATTTTCATAATTCAGATACCTGGGATGAAATTAATGAAGAGGACTTGCTTAAAACATATTTTTGGTCTGATTGCCGCATGAGAGAAGAAGATTCTCTAGTTTATTTCAGGAATAGGTTAGAGCATTTACCTTGGTATGCCAATGAACTTAATAAACAAATAGGGATTCACCTAAGCAAATTGATTGAAAATAAACTAAAAAAATCAGTTCGTGTATTAAAATCAGCAAATTCAAAATCAGCAAAGTCTATTATTCTTCCTGTTGTACCAACGGAGCATAAATTAGAAAAAATACGTCAGTCAAGCAAAAAGCTATTTCATTTAGTTGATGTTCTTAATTATTTAGAAGTTGATATAGAACAGTTAAAATCAGAATATAAAGTTGTTGAAAACGCAAACGAAACTATCAAAGAATTTTTTGGCTGAAAGGAAGTGATTAATAATGTTTTTAATCGGTATTGTCGGAATAATTATGTTAATATGGTTCGCATTTGTAGGACTAGTGCGTTTAATACCGTGGCTTATATTAGCCGTTATTGTAACTAGTATCATAAGCTTGGTCTTAGACCATTTTGTTTGGGTTGCGATTATCGTAGGTGCGTTCATATTTTTCTATATTGTCGGTTCACGAGAAGAAAAGAAAGAACAGTCATCAAATATTATTGATGGTGACTTTGAAGAAGTTAAAAAATAAGACAATAAAAAAAGCACACCCGACCTGCTAAAGTTAAGGGTGTGCTAAGAAAGAAGTTAAACGCACGGGGCGTTCTATTAGATTATAACAGATATAAGCCCCCTGATAAAGGAGGCTTTTTTATATGGCAAGTTTTGAAAAACGTGGTAAAAAATGGCGAGCAGTCGTCTCTTATGTTAACGGACACGGAGTTTTCAAGAAAGTTACATCTACATTTGATACACAACGTGAAGCTAAGTTGTGGGCTGCTAAGGAAGAAGTTAAGGTCAAAAACGGATATGATCCAGAAAAATCAAAAACGACCTTTAGCAATTATTATCTTGAATGGTTGAAAACATACAAAGAGCCGACCGTCAGAATATCATCTATGAAGAAATATCAAACATACGCCAAGAATATCGCTACTATGTTTGAAGAATTGAAGTTATCTCAAATAACCCCCTCTATCGCCCAAGAACGCATTATAGAGTTCGGTCATACTCATTCACTAGAAACAACAAAAAACATTACTACAACTATTAAAAGCTCCCTAAAAGACGCTTATGTTGATGGTTATATTGAACGTGACGTATTTGGGAGACTTAAAGCCGTCAGTAGTAAAAAGCAAACTAGTATACAAAATTATCTCGATGCTCAAGAATTCGAGAGATTACAAGACTATCTCTATTCAATTATAGAGAAGGCAGACCGTTTCCACCTTCTGGTATTAATAGCAATCGAAACTGGAGCACGATACGGAGAGCTACTGGCTTTGACTAGATCAGACTTTGATTTAATAAAACAGGAAGTAAGCATTACAAAATCATACTCTAGCGGAGCAAAAATGGTTACCAAGCCTAAAAATAAATCATCTATACGAGTCATTCCGATTTCTTCAAGGTTGACAAAAACCATGACTGATTATTTTGATAAAAGCAATGAGTTGAATCTGTTCTACTATTGGTCAAATCAAACCGTGCAAAATAATTTAAGACGGATACTTAAATCAGCCAACGTTCATCAGATAAGATTTCATGGTTTACGCCATTCGCACGTCTCCTACCTCTTACACAATGGTGTTGACATCGACTACATTTCTAAAAGAGTTGGGCACTCTAACATCGGAATAACACTCAGTGTGTATAGTCACATGCTAAAAGAAAAAGAGCAGACTCAACGTGAGCTTGCTCTTAATATACTGGATAATATTAGGGAGTAATAAGTTACTTTCCCCAATTTTCCCCAGAAACACTGTAAAACAGCGGTGTAAGTGGCTATTAATTACTTAACGGCATCCTTCAAAGCTTTACCTGGCTTAAATGCAGGTACCTTTGAGGCAGCAATTTGAATTTCTTCACCAGTTTGTGGGTTACGGCCCTTACGAGCAGCACGATCACGAACTTCAAAGTTACCAAAGCCGATCAATTGAACCTTTTCACCGTTCTTCAATGCTTCTTCGATTGATGCAAAAACTGCGTCAACTGATGCAGTAGCATCCTTCTTTGTCAAACCTGTTGCCTTAGCAACTGAATCTACTAATTCTTGCTTGTTAGCCAT